GGTCTGCGTGGCATAGGTGCCGGATGTTGCAACGCGCGCGTCGGTCAGGCGCAAGAAATGATTGACCGTCAGGGCCGATGCGGATGCGCCCGCCGTTGCGATTGTTTCGGTTAGGTAGTCGCCATTCACGTCTAGGCCAAACAACGCCACAGAGCGCGCCCCAGAGCCGTTAGCGGTGTCGGCAGCACTTCCCCCCGCCCGAATGCGCAGAAGCGGCGCAGCGGCTGCCTGCGGCGTCCTGTAGAAGCCTGAGCGAGATATAGGGGTGAATGTCCCGCCGACAGCCGTATTGCGCCCAAATTGCCGGATATATCGATGCCCGGACGCGATGCCGCGCGATATATCAAGGCTGGACGGGTAGGTCATACGCGCTTCACCTTGAATTGGCTCAGAACGCTGCCAGCCGATGCCAGCGCGTCATCAGCCGTGCAATCATCTCCGCGATGGCTGTAGAGATAGGACGCGACCAGCTTCAGCGCGCGGATCAGCGACGTTGGCACGGATGCGCCCGTGGTGCCGTAGCCCACGATGTAGTCAATTTCGATGCCGTTGAAGTCACGAAGCGCAATCGGCCATGTCGCGCCAAACTTCAGCGCCATGCGTCCGGGGGTTTGGTATGTGTCAATATCGAAGGTGTCGGCAATCGTGACCGTGGTTGGGGTGCCATATTCATCATAGACCCGGACGGCAGACAGCGATTGCAGCGGCCAGCGCGGCAGCTCAATTGCGCGCGGGGTGCCTTGCATGTCCACCAAAGCGCCTTGCCGCGTGCCGTCCCACCAAGGGCCATTGCCGAGCGGCCAAGTATCCAGCACCAAGCGCCATGTCTGGGTGATGAACGCAATGCCAAGCTGATCCTCAATCATCTGCCGCGCGTCGGCAATCAGCGAGTTGGCTTCTGCGTCGGGCAATCCTGCGGTTGTCTCGCGCAGGTGGTCGCGCAAGGTTGCCGCGGTCATGGGTTCCGAGGCGGGCTTAACCGTGACCACATGCCCGCGATAGGCGTATAGCTTAACCGGGTTTCTCAGGCTCATTTGCGGGCCTTTCCGATGCGTGCCGGTTTGGTTTCCAGCGCCTCGGCAGGCTTGGTTTCAATGATGGCCGAGGCATAGCCGTCAGCAACCGCCCAGTCGGCCACGATGCCGCTAACGATCTCGTCAAAGGCAAAGTGCTGGACGGTCACGCCATCAGGGGCGCAGCGGTAGCCATTGCGGGCGGTGATCTTTGCGTCTGACATGAATGCCTCCTGAGCCTGGGATGGGGGCCTGTTGCCAAGCCCCGCACCGAGGATCAGGTCGACGCGGTGGTCGAGCCGATTGCAGTGGTCGGAGCAACGCGCGGCTTGCCACGGTGGAACAACACGCTCACGATTGCGTTGGTGCCGGTGGTGCCGGTGAACACAGCGCGGACGTAGCGGTTCTTGCCGACATAGCCGATGCCGCCGACAACCAGATCGTCCTGCGTGTCGAGCGTAACCGAAACGGTCGAGCCGATCAGCTCATCAGCCGGAACGTCCACGAAGGACGTGCCAACAACGCTGTCCGAGTGCTGAAGCTTCATGGTGAAGCCTGCGGTGTCGCCAGCATCCGTGACCGTGCCGGTCAGCAGATACGCGGTCAGGCCCGCAAAGCCCTGCATGTCAATCAGCGCCGAAGCGTTGGGGGTCGTGCCGGAGAGCGTTTGCAACGCCCCACGGGTCATGTTGTTGTTGGAAATCAAATCGCGCATGATTTACTCCTTGTGCGCTAGAGAAAAGGCGCGGGCAGGATCACCCGCGCCCTCGTTCATTAGGCGGCGAACTGGATCAGCTTGAGGGCTTCGCCGTTCACAACCGTCCCGCCCGTGCGCTTGGTAGCATAGAACAGGATCTTCGGCTTCGCGGTGTAGGGGTCACGCAACATGCGGATGCCCGAACGGTCCACGATCTGGTAAGCCTGGCGCATGTCGCCCACAGCGATGGACAGCGAGCCGGTGGCCGGGTCGGGCATGTCCTCAAAGGCGGCAACCGGGTAGCCGAGAACCGTGGCAGGCTGGCCTGCTGCGATGCCGGGCGACCACAGGTAAGCGCCGTCGCTGTCCTTCAGCTTGCGAACAAGCCGAGTGGTGGCGCGGTTCATGAACCACGTTGCGTTGGCGCGATACTGAGCCTTGAGGCTGTAGAGCGCGTCAATCAGAACGTCGCCGCCGCTCGGTGCAGCAGCAAAGCCGCCGTTGACGGTGGTCTTAACCTGATCGATGCCCAAGGTGAGGTCGGTCGAGTTGGCCAGGGTCAGGAAGCCGCGCGGCTTGTCCACGCCGTTGCCGGAAACAAAGGCATTGTTTTCAGCGCGTGCGAAGCGATCCGCGATCTTTGCGTCCAGCCAGGTTTCCAGCGGGACAATCGAATCGTCCAGAAGCTGCTGCGTTGCGTCAGGCATCGCATACATTTCATGGACAGGGATACGCCACTTGCCGATTGACGGGGTGGTGGACACGGGACGGGCTTCCAGTTCAGCGACCCAGCCGAAGCCGGTTTCGTCGTTGTCATAGTAGCCTTCCAGAGCATCGGTCGAGATAACCTGAACAGATGCATAGGCGCGCATCGGAGAGGTTTCAAAGATGCGCTGAACAATGCGACCCGACATGTCGGAGTAGACGAAGTAGCCGCCTGCGCTGTCCTGGCCGACCGAAAGCGACTTGCGCTCTGCATCGCCCAGCATGTCGACGTTGAAGTTGGCGCGCATCAGCTTCTCGAAAGCCGACTTATACTCGCTCATCTCTTTTGCCGAGAAGTTGCCCACCGAGCGCTTGGTGGCCAGGCTTGCTTCAACAGCCCACTTGGCTGCCTTGGCGTCCAGATCCATCTCGCCGCCATCGGCCACGAAACGCGATTGACGCTTTGCAGCAAGAACAGCCTCGTCGGCTTTCTTCTGCGCGGCATCAAGTGCGGCTTCAATCTTGGCCATCTTGGCTTCGGTTTCGGGCATTGCTGCGCCGAGCCGCTTGATCTCTGCGTCACGCTGGGTGTCGGTTTCCTTAAAGGCTTCAAAAGCCTTCTGGATGTCTTTCACGGCCTCGACGGCCACTTTAATGTCCTCGGACATGGATGATCTCCTTGAGTTTGCCGAGTTGGTCAATAAGGGCTTTAACGCCCTCGCTCACCGCCTCATCTGACCCAGCATCCCGCTGTCCTGACAGGCCTTTGAAGCCATGCAGCGCGATGGCCGTGGCTTCCTTGCGGCTGTATCCTGCATCCCGCAGAAACGCCTCAAATTCTCTTTCAGTCGTGATCGACTTGACGCTTGTCACCTTGGCGTCGGGAAGCATCGGGAAGGTCACAAGGCTGATCTCGTGCAACTCGACTTCCATCAGCTTGCGGACGCGACCGCCTGCCTCGTCGCTGGCTGCGATGGTGCGATAGCCGATCGACATGCTATCCAGCGCGCCAGCACGCAGCAGAGCCATAGCCTCGCGGCCTTTGGCAACTTCCTTGAGCAGGCGGCCACGAACGAACAGCCCGCGCTCGTCTTCACGGATCTCGTCCCAGACGCCGATGGGCTGCGATACATCATGCTGCCACAGCATCTTGACCTTGCGGTTAGATCCCAGCGACTTCATGAATGCGCCGCGCTCGACCACATCCATGCCCTGATCCACAACGCCGAAGACGCTGGCATAACCTTCAAAGATGCCGTCATCGTCAGGCTCGCGCTTGATTTCGAGGCTGACGGCTTTGTGTTCGACTTGCGTCATGCTCTTTTCGTCCTCTTGCCTGCCGATACGATCGGCCCATGTCCTGCCTGCATCACCGCCCCAAAGATCCCAGGCGATGCGCCATGCTGTTGGCCCGCCGTCTGGCTCTTTGGCATCGTAGTGTTCGGAGCGGTTGACGCCATGCCGTGCGAAGAATGATCGCATCCGCGCCACGGTTTCATTGGATAGGTTGGCGCGGTTGGCGATGTCACGGGCGCGCGCAACCCCGACCTCGGTGCCGCCGCGATTGTATTCTTTGCGCCAATCCAGTCCTCGCTGTGCCTCGCTCTTCATCCCGCTGGTTGGCTTGAGGTCGACATCGACGCCGCGATACATGGCTTTCTGCTCAGTGGCTACTACAGGTATATGCACACATCGACATTGCGCCCGGCCGTCACACTGCGGATTCGGCACCGCTGGTATCTCGCCAAGCTGCCCACCCA